AGCTGCCTCAACCTTGCGCTCTTCGTTGCGGGTTGCAACTGCGATTGCCTCGTCAGCCGAACGGATGTCGGCTTCGATGCGGTCAATCTTGGTTAGTTCAGCAGCGTCAAGTCCACGCTTCTCGGCCTCTGCTGATTCGATTACATCACGAATCTGCATGGTCAAGTTAGCACGGAGCTCCTGCTGAGCCTTGATGAACTCAGACATTTAGTCTCCTTATAGTTTCTATTGGATAACCAGTGGCGTTGACGCTCAACTGAATACGGCAGAGCTGACTCACATCCGCTGTAAATAGTTTACAAGTGTTTGGACAGGTAAAGGAAAACCCCACCAGCCGAAAGAGGTTCTGGTGGGGTAAACCCGTTACTTGGCAGGAGACTAACGAGTCTCTTCTGGCTTGGTTACACGGGTTTCCTTGATTGGCCTGTCAGATGCAGTCTCAACTGCTGGAGAGTCAAGGCCAACGATTGCATCTGCGAAACGCTCGGCGTACTCGAAGATCACACCGGAGTCTGGGTTGCCCGCAACCTCCAAGATTACTTTCTTGATGTCTGCTTTAGTTGCCACTTTCAATCCTGTCCATAAGTAGTTGTAGCTTCTTCTTCTTGAGTTCTAGCATAGCCTGAGAGTTGTCTGGCTCTACTTCCTCAGTTGGCTCTGCCGTAGGCACTAGAGAGTCAACAGCCTGGGTGATTAGTCTGCCCTCGTCTGCGGTCAGGTCGCTTCCATCTTCTAGCTTGATTAGTGCGTCAGCTAGAGCGTCAGCATCCACACCTGAACGAGTAGCAACCTTGTCTAGTCCACGAACGGAGGCAGTGCCAGCAGTTGCGGAATAGGCAGGGAAAGCGACCAAACTGACCTCATGGAGTCTGACTGAATTGAGGGTGCGCTGAGATCCATCGGTGCTCCAAGAGTCTCCGCCCTGTGGGACAGAGAAGCCGAAGCTCATAGCGTCAATGTCGCCACGGCGTAGTAGCTCAGCGACATCACGACCACGGGTAGTGTTTGGAAGTAGTCCGTCTACCTTTAGACCGTAACCATCTTCAACTAGGGTCATAGTCCCAGCTCTGGTCGAGCCTAGGATTTCTCCGGTGTCGTGGTTCCAGAGGAACTTGATGTCGTTACGGGCACGGAGGGACTTGCGGAAGGCTCCAGGAGCAATCTGCTCAGTAAACGGTAGGGGCTCCGATGGAGAATTGAATACGGCGGCGTAGCCACTAAACCTCATTCCTTCAGTATCTTCACGAACCTCGAACTTCGTGTGACTTACACGAGTTTCAATCTTTGACAATGCTTCGCCTTTCGCTCGGCCTTCGTTCTCTGCTTCAATTCTAGCAACTACACCTTCGGCATACGACAATGCACGCTGAGCTGCACGCTTAGATGGCCCTGAACCCCATAACAAGTGGGCTACTACGCCAGCACTAGGATAATCAGCGGAATCAGGTCTAGCGGAGGGCGAATCCAAATCAACAAGGTGACGAGCAATCCAAGCCCGTATGCGAACCCACTTCTCAGCGGTGACATTGCCAGATGCCATCGCACGAGCTTCTCGGATAGTCTTTTCAACCAGTCCATCGCCGCCCTTGCCTTCTTCGTAGTAGCGCAAGCCCTTGCGGGCTGCTGCTCTCATGTAGGCTGGTGGAGTTAGGTTCACTGCTCTGATTTCGAGGCTACGCTCGCCTCCGGGTTCGATGCCTTCTTCGAGCGAAATGGCAACCATCTGGTCAATAGCCGATTCTTTAGTTTCGTGGCAACCCATAACTTCGCCATCGCTTTTTACAACTGCCCATCCTGAGCAGCTGTCAGCTTGGTCGGTAATAAAGTATGGCACTACTGGTCAATCCTCATCCAAGATACCTCGTGAGTGCCTGACGATGCTATTGCGTAAAGCGTTGTCAGTGGAGGAAGCTCAAAAATTATTGTGGAATTAGTATGCAAACCGAATCCGTTATCAGCAGTTACAGCTTCATTCCCAAGATAAACGCTATTCGTTCCTGAATTGTGTAAAACCAATTTGTATGGCGCATTGGATGTGCCATCCAATACCTGCCGAGTTGTCGTAACAGACATTTGACCAGTGGTAATCATTAGTTACCCCCAACATCGGTTGGCTGGTCAGGCTGAAGCTGTACCGAGTTGATGCCAGTGTGCTCGATAGCTGGCAAGCCTAGCTTCCGCATTACATCTGCTGGGTCGAATCCAACCTGAATCAAACGCTGTGCCATGTCCACACGCTCGGTCTGAGCCGATAGATCAGCAGCGTCAACATTCACATTCGCTAGTGGAACACGAACGGTGTCTGCTGATGGGTCGTTGATTGGAGGCAAGTCCTCAATACGGCGCACATCGTTGATGGTCAAGAAGCCTGACTGTAGACCAGTTGAGAAGGCGGTCATACGAGAGTTGATGTCTGCTCGTAGCAAGCCGTCTAGGTTGAAGCGAATGAACGCTTGTTCTCCGCCTGGATAGCGTGACATTAGCGGGCTTAGAGCACCCTCAATCTTCTGCACGATTGGGCGTAGTCCGTGAGTGACCCAAGCGAGGTTGTTCTGCTCAACAGATGCGTAGGTGTTGGTTCCAGGTAGTCCAAGTAGGTGTGGTGGAACATTGAACGCACGGGCGACATCTTCGACAGCCAAACGGCGGGAGTCCAGGAACTGAGCTTGGTCGTTAGGAATGTTGGTTGGCTTGTACTGAGCACCACCAGATAGGACAGCGGTCTTGTGAGCCTTAGCCCAGCCCTTGTGACGAGAGTCGAACGCCTCCTGCATAGCCTTAGCTTGCTCAGCAGTTGCGTTACCTGGAATCTCGATGACACCAGAGGTCTGAGTACCAGAACCGAAGAACTTAGCAGCGTACTTCTCAAGTGCCAGTGCCAAGCCGAAGTTTTCTTTTAGCGCTTCGACTCTCGATACACCTCGGATGTGTCCAGGGCGTACTAGGTCAGGGATGAAAACAATCTCATCCGAGGTAAGCATCTTGTCCTCACCACGGACTACAAAGCCAACTCGACCAATTCCAGTGCGCTTGATCTCTACATCCATAGGATTTAGCACTGTAAGGTTCACAATCTCGCCCTGTGGGTTCGAATAGACACGGATGAACGCATTACCGTCTAGGAGCAATGAAACGATTACAGAGCCGTAGAAGGCTTCTTTGGTGGTATCAATGTCAGGCTGGCTGACCCAAGTAGGGCGTGGGCGGAATGGGTAGCGGGCTCCGTCACGGCGAATGAACACATCCACAGGCAAAGTCGAGACCGTATCGCTGATTAGCGAGACAGCCGAGTAAATGGCGTTGATTTGAAGAGCGGTTTGCGAGTCTACCGAGGTTCCGGACAGGCTGTATAGCTCCTCGTAGTCGCCAGAGCCCCACATCGTCTGAAATGTGACTGCTCGTTGCTCTCTACCGAGCAATCTGTCTAAAATACCCAAAACTTACCGCCTATACAAAAACTTGAGGCACTACCTCTTCCATTCTACCCACAGTTGCTCTGTCGTAGGCGATGATGAAAGCGATAGCGTTGTCAATCTTCTTCTTTGAGTTGGCGTGCTCTTTGGTTACACGCTGTCCTCGGTGATCTGTCTTGATTACACAGTTCTCAATGTGGCGAGACATTGACGGGTTGCCATCGTGCACCAATTTGCCCTCTACCACGGCATCAAACACCTTTTGCGTGGCTGGAATCATCAAATTGAGCAAGTTTGTCTTGTATTCAACGATTGGAAGGCCTAATTCTTCCAAATCTTGCATCATTTGTGCCCATCGGTACGGGTCACAGGCTATTTCACGGACTTTTGGGTATTCCTGCGTGTAATCAATGATGGATTGCTTGACTTCATCCATTGGAACTCGCCAAGAGTCGTCATCTACGCCAAAATTCTTCTCCCAAGACCGAACTAAGGCTACTTTTGGGATTTCGCCGTCTTTTGGGATGGTGCAGACGACTAAAGCGGTGGAGTCAGAGGCGTAAGAGCCGTCAAAGCCCAAAACATACTCGTCATCGGGCGTAATTTCGATTTCTGCACCGAGAGCATCCCAAGCACCCGCTGGAAGCCACGCAGATTGCGATGAAACCCACTGATTACAGCGTTTAGTGCGAAATTCGGACTCTGGAGTACGCTTTACGGCTGATTGGAAGTCAGATGCGGCACAGATGTCGCCGTAACCTGGATTGGATGCCTTCCAAGTGCTCTCTAGGCGGTGATCTGCGTCCTCCTGAGCCTCCCACCAAGCCATAAAGAAGGTGTCATCTTCTACTTCACCCTTGATAATTTTTTTGCCATACTGATAGAGCTCATAGGCAATAGTGTCCTTACCCGACTGGCTCTCGGTTTTTACCCCCGCCGTAGTAATGGCAATCATTGTTGCTGCCTTACCACGAGCACCCTGAGCTAGTGACATAACATCGAAAAGCTGGCGATTGGGCTGGGCATGGAGCTCATCGAAGAGAACCATCGTAGGACTCAAACCTTCATGTCTGGGAGCGTCAGCCGACAGCACTCGATAGACATTGTTGGTTGCTGGCACGAGAATTGCATCTCGGTAGATTTTCACATGGTCTTTGAGTTCTGAGTTCTGAATCATACGCTTGGTGTCCTCGAACACGATGCGTGCCTGGTTGCGGTCAGCTGCGACTGAGTAGATTTCAGCACCCTGAGTCTTGACATCCATTAGTCCAAAGGCGGCAATGATAGAACCGAGCGCCGACTTTCCGGATTTACGGGGCATCCCTATAAGTGAGATGCGGTTGCGTAGACCGCCATCCTCGTCACGAGCGAATACCTGACATAGAAGTTCTTTCTGCCACTCTCGAAGCACCAGCTTGCTACCGGAACGACCTGCAACTGAGTCCTTAGTGATTGTCGCAAAGGCATCGGCAAAGCGAATTACGAAGTCACCGTCACCACGGTCAATAGCATCCTGTGGAACGGGGGTGAGCCAGGCGGGAGGTATCACTGAGCTCTTTCGGACATCAATCTTTCAAACGCTGACTGGGCTTTGATTTCGGCTAGGCCAAGTCGGGAGCGTGAATCTACTGTCATACCCAACTTGCCGAGGTTGTTGACTATTTCCTTCTCAAGCTCTAGGAGCTGTCGCATCACATGGAAATCAGTCTGGTTCTCTTGCCAGATGCTTTCGAGCGAGATCTGCCTGTCCAGCTGCTTGCAGGTTATGAGCAAAAGCTCGACATCGGTTTCGGCTACCCAAGTGGATGCCATCTTGTAAACCCTGTCCCATAGTTGCTGTCCAGCCCAGTCAAGAGGCTGGTGTGGCTCACGGTATCCACCCTGAACGGCGATGGTTTTCTCAGGGTCAGGGAGCTTGCGCTGTCCTGGATTGCCCGTGATGCGCTTCTGCTCGATAGAGGTCGCTGGTCTGCCCATAAGTAGAGGCTACCAGATTTTGTTGATTTTGCAGGAAAATACGCCAAGGAGATCGGAAGAGC